TCACCGCAGCTCGCCAAACACAGCGTCAAGGGGAGAGCGGCGAGTGCGGGCAGCTTCATCGATCTTGTCCTCTGCTTGAGCTTGGTCGTTGGCGAAGGCGCGTTCTGCCTCGATCTGGTTGGTCATTGCGGCGCGCTCGGCCGCCAAGGTGCGGCTGGTCGCCTCGATCGACACCTCCGCCGCGTCGAGCTTCACCGCCTGGTCGACCTTCTCGCCGACCGTGCACTTCGCCAGCAGGCCCACGCCGGCCACCACGACGATCACGGCGAGCATGACGCCCAGCGTGCTGACGAACTCACGGCCACGCTGAGAGGCCATCAGGCGAGCAAGGAATGTGGGCATCACTTCACCTCCTTTACAGCCAGCGGATCGTCAGGCGTGCCGGCCGGCGCATCGGGCGGGCGAGAAGCAATGGCCTCACGCACCGCGGCGAAAGCATCGCTCGTGTTCTCCGTTGCCTTTGCCGACGACTGGTTTGCACCAATCCAATAGCCATAGGCAGCAGCAAACGCCGCGATCAGCGCGCCCTTCATCGCCTCATCGCCCGGCTCTCGGACATAGGCGTAGCCGAACAGGCAGATGAGGATCAGCGTGACGAGGACGCGCGGGTCGTTCCAGCGCTCGGCGGTCATGCCCTCACTTCCCCGTTTGTGAACCGCTCGAGCGCGGCGAAGTCGGAGCGGTACAGCGCGGCCTCCGCGGCGCGACGGCGCACCAGCCCGTTCAGCACCTTGCCCCCGGCCTTGTTCCAGAGCGCGAAGGCGTTGGCCGCCCGGCCGAAGTTGCCCGCCCGATGCTCACGCAGAACGGTGGACTGGCCGAAGCCCTTGGTCCCGATGTTGTAGGCGAGGCAGACCATCGCGCCGAACTGCGCCGGCTTCGTAGGGCGATCGCCCAACATCGCGCGGACAGGCGCGGCAAAGTCCCGCTCAAGGACGCGGGCGAACAGGTCGTCCGCCTGCACCTGCGTCAGCCGGTCACCCATGCGAACCTTGCGGCCGTCGAGATAGTAGGTGTTGCCCCATCCGATCGTCGGGATGCCCACCGCATCGCGATATGCCTCGAGCTCACAGCTTTCGAAGTGGTGTAGCGTGGCGATCGCGACCGGGCCAACGCGCAGTTTGTCGTTGCTCATTCCTCGCCTCCCTCGATCCGCTCCAGCGCCTCGCGCGTCTTCTCCGGCACCATGTCTGGCGGCAGGCACGACACCACCGCCCGCTGCGTCGACAGCCCGACCTGAAGGCTATCCCGGCGCATCCCGTCGATGATGCCATGCAGGTTGCGCACCTCGCTGCGCAGGGCCGCGTTCTCGTCACGCAGGCCCTTGATCTCGCCCCGCAGCTCCTTCATCTCTTCGATGAACTCGGCGCGGATCCCGGCATTCTCGCCGATCTGGAGTTCCTTCATCTTGGGCCGCTGCATGGCGATGACGCGGCCGAGCTGGATCAGTCCAGCCAGCCCCAGCACGCACAGCAGCCAGCCGCTCGCGGTGCTCCGCGCGACCAGACCGGCCAGAGCCGCCTCCACGCCGCTCAGCCCGCCGGCAGAGGCGCGACCGCCTCAAGCAGCCGCGCCTTCGGAACACCCGCAGGCATCCCGTTCATTATACGACGGATCTCGCGCACCGCCTGTGCTTCCCTGTCGGGCATCGGGCGCTCCGATTGATGCTTGGGTGGACCGCACTCGCTGCCCGCGATCAGGTTGAAATTGCGGTCAGGTATCATGCGACCTCGATCGGGCTTGTGATCACGAGACTGCTGTTCCGCGCGTCCGCCTCAATCGTCAGGTGCGCGATGATCTTGTCGCTAAAACCGTAGTTCGGGTTCACCTGCGCCGCGTAGCCGTCGAGATACAGGTCGTAGAAGTCGCCCGTTCGGCTGAACGTCAGCGCAGGGTTCGTGAAGTGGGTGCGGGTAAGAGCTCCCAGGTTGTCGATCGGCTGACCCGCAGGCACCTCACTGAAGCCCTTCAGGTAGAATGACATGTAAACATCGTTGACCGCGAACGACGGCGACACGCCTTCACTCGCCGCCATCATGACAAAGCCTACATCCACCACCGTCGCGCCCACGACCACACCCGCAGCCGTGCCGTGCTGAAGAAAGAGCCGGATACTACCGGCTGCTGGCCGTTGCTGATCAAGCAGCAGGGATTTGACATACTGCACATTCGCGCGGCCAACGCGGAACTTGCTGCCCGTCAGCTCGGATGAGGCGAGGAATATCTGCGTCCCGCTGACAGTAGTCCGCCGCGCTGTCGTGGGCGCACGCGGCGCCAGCGCGTTGCGGACGACTGCCGTCGTATTGCTGCCGCAGTTGATCAGCTCAGCCTTGCCCGGCGTGACCAGACGAGTACCCGCCGTCCAGCAACCCGTCAGGACCGGGGCAGGCGCAACCGGATATAGCGGCTGATAGTCGATGCGGATCGACACATAGTCCGGATCGGCAATCTGCGTCGGGTTGGGCTGAAACTTAATGCCCGTGATCGTCACGCCGGATGACGGGCTTGGGCCAGCTTTGAACCAGAAATCACACTTCGCCGTCGCCGCGTCACCAGCCGTATTCGACTCGTTATAGCCCGCATTGATCGTGCAGCCGATCACCTTGCCCAGAACAACTGCTAAGCCACCGCCCTGCCAAAGATTGTTTGACCATGTGAAGCGCGTTACAGCTGCATCTGCAGTATCGCTGTCGATATACGCCCCGCCCCCGCAACTGCTGCACTTGTTGTCTGTGACGGCAATGTCGAAGCCCTGCTTCGCATCGATCATCCGACGCACGCCCGACATCTGGTTATCGCCAATGCGCACCGACTGAAGATATCCTTGCGGATACGGGCCGTTCCCTTTGGCGCGGAACGACTTGATGATCGTGTCGATATTCGAGAAGCTATTGCCGGTGATCTCGATCTGATAAAGGCGATCGCCATTGAAGATTACCGAGGGGCTTTCTTCTTCCCAATTGCACCCGGTGAAGAACAGCTTGCCGGTATATAGATCGTCCTGACTGTCAGGATTTGCCTTTGCCGAAGCTGAGGTGAAGATCGCCTCAGGCACACCATTGACCAGCGGGCTTTTCACAATGACGCGGGCGCCGTTACCTTGCAGCGTGATGGCGTTGTCGGCGAAGATCGTCTGATCGCGAATGCCGATGATGCTCGCCAAGCGGTAGGTGCCGGCCGAGTTCAGAACGACCGTCTGCGCGATCTGCCACCCGCGCTCGAAATACGGCGCGTCGTCGCCGATGCCGTCGCACGGAGCGCCAAGCGCCTCCGGCGTGATCGAGCCGACGATCTTCAGTTTGACGCCGCCCGCCGTGACGACGTGATAATCGCTCTCGCCGCTCACCACCTCCGCATAGGTGAACTGGTCTGCATACCACTTGGCACCAACGCCTCGCGCGGCAGCGGTGCTGGCAAGAAGCTGAGCCACCGATCGACGCGCGATCGAGTCTTGGTTCTGCCGCAACCACGCGCCTTGTGACAGCGGCGTGCCGTCTGCCTTGATGGTGTTCTGGTCGTCGGCTTGACCGGTGAAGTTGCCAGGGGTCCAGTTGAAGCGGCCATCCGCGACGCCGGGGATACCGACGAGGGATGCCGTTGCCCTTGCGATACTCGACGCCTTGAACGCCGCCAGCCCGCCATTTTCCGCCGTATAGCTGTTATCAGACGTGCCCGGAGCGCCAGGTGCAAGCAATTCTTTCGGGGTGAGCGCGACGGCTCCTGTAACAGGATCAAATCCCATCACGGTGCCACGGCGCTGATCCGCCGGCGGAAGCCCTCCTGTTTCCCCTTCGGGCAGCGTCAGCGCGCGTTCCGTCAGAACCTCTATGTCATCGCCAGCTTCCTGAAGGCCAAGAACAACGCGATCAAGCGTCCCTTCAAGAGCGGCCGAAGGTAGCGGCTCGAAAGGTTTGATCACGGCCTTCTGGAAGATCGGCGTAATCCTCTTGACCCGCCACTGTGCATCCGCGGCAACCTGGATCAGCGGCTTGATTGTCGCTGTTCCTGCGCCAGCATTCCCACTGATCAGGTATTTGTCAGGGTCGATCTTGATAACTGCCGACCGCCCATCACCGATCTGGTGAACGACAATCGACGAGGCATCGGTGAACGCAAACGGGATCCGCTCGGGCGCCATTGCCGAACCGGGGCGGAACCGATGCGATCTTTTGCTAGTGTTGACCGTCACGCGCTATCGTCCCCAAGCATGAGCAACCACCTCGAAGGCGGACGCTCCTTGCCGGGTCGGAGTGGGAGGCTGGGACCGGCCGTTGACTGTCTGTAGACATTACGAAGCCAACGGGCCTTCAGCAAGACGAAAGTATGCAGCCAGTCTATTTTTGCGCGCTGGACGCAACGTTCATGTCAGGCGTGCGCCAGCTGCTCGGCCCGGTTCCGGGTGGCGCCCAATAGCCGCCACCCTGCTCGTCCGCGCGCTTCTCCATGCGGCGAAAGGCGTCCCCTGCGTCTGGGTCGATCCATTGTTGCACCTGGTCGGCAAACAGCCGCTCATAGGCAAGCCGGGTATAGAACAGCGACGAGCCGGGCACTTCCTGCCGCAGCAGCTTGACCGCATCCCGCCCCACATTCGGCTTGGTTTTGTCGTCGCCGTCGATCGAAGCGATGATGTTGTCGATCGTCAGCGCCTTGACGTTGCTGACGGTCTGTACGCCCGGCCCCAGCAACGTCGATCCGATGCCGCCGCCGAAGCGGTTTTCGGTCGTGCCGATCAGGTCGCCAAAGATGCCCAGCCCGCCGCCCTGTAGCGCAGCCGCAGCAAGGAACCGGCGATTGTCCATGTCCTTGGGGTCTCTGCCGCGCGCCAGTTCCTTCAGCTGGATCGCCAGCGCACCGCCCGCCGTGAGCATCGCCATCAGCGTCAGGCCGTAGCGCGCCTGGCTCCATGCCCCCTGCTGGTCCAGCATCCGGCGCCCGTGGAGCATCAGGATCGACAGTGGAAAGCTCTTGAACAGGAAGGCGGAGCGCATGATTTCGCCCATCCACGTTCCCGGCTGCGCCACGCTCGACACCAACGCGCGGGTCCGCAGGTCAGGCACCGGCACCGCCATGTCGGTTTCGCTCTGCACGAAATCCATCAGCGCCTCGGCCGCGCCGCGGTCGGCGATATCCTCGGGAAAGATCCAGTCGGCGCCATTCTCGATCCGCTTGTCGGTCTGGCGGATCGCGTCCCAGCGGCTTTCGTCGATGCCGTACCGCTTCAACGCGCGGACGAACGCGGGATCGAGCGCGTCATAGGCCTGGTCGCTCATCTGCGTGACGAACGACAGCTGCTCCATGCCGAACGACCAGCGCAGATGCTGGGTGTGCGCCGACAGGTACGATGCGCGGATGACGAACTCGGCCATCCGCCGCGTCACCTCATGGCCCATTTCCTCGCCGGTGAACCGCTGCTGCGCGGCCGCCATGTTCGACCATTCCTCCGCGACCAGCCCCAGCCGCACCGCCAGCCGACGATCCCCCTCGTTCAGCGGGTTCATCATGCCGACGTAACGCCCCAGCACCTTCATGATCGGGGTGCCGTTGAACCGGCTGGTGTGGATCATGAAACCGAAGTCCGATGGCGTGGACAGGATCGCCGAACCCAGCTTCGCGGCCACCTGCTGCGCCTTGAGGATGCCGAACGCCGTCGCGATCCGCTGGTTCTCCGGCCGGCTCGATGCCCCGGTATAGGCGTCCCACAACCGCCCCAGCTGCGCAGCCCCGCCCTCGACGCGAGCGATTGCCTTGTCGTCCAGGCTCTCGGCCGCGCTTTTCTTCAGCGCATCCTGAAGATGCCGGATCGTCGCGGCCGGGTTTGGCCCCAGCACGCGCATCGCCGCAATGTCGCGGCTCATGCCGTCGATATGCGCCATCATCGCGTCGAAGGCATTGCCCCGCCCGCCGAACCGCTCTGCGTAGGCGGTCCACGCATCGGCCCCGACGAAGTGCAGCACGCGATGCTCGCTGCGCCGGTTGGCAAGGGCGCGCTCGCCAACGGTGCCCGGCTGGCGCCGCGACCAGCCGTCCGTCGCAATGGCCTCCCACATGTCGCGCAGCATCAGTTCCAGCTTGGCATCGCTCATCGGCTCGCCGGTCAGCCGGTCGATCATCTTGGCGCGGTCGAGCAACGGCACCGTGGCGTCGCGCCACGTCTCGAACCCCGCCATCCGCACCGCGCGGCTGTCGTGCGTCTGCGGCAGCGCCCAGCCTTCCAGCTTGCCAATCCGCCCGCCGGCCGCGTTATAGGCGCCGCGCAGAAACTCGCCCGTGCGGGTCCAGGCATCGGCCAGCTCGCGCGCGTTGACGTTCCCGGTCGCCTCGCCGAACAGTTCGCGCGTCAGGTCGGTCAGTTCCTCCTTGGCGCGCAGCGTGCCGACCACCGTCTTGCGATGCTTCGACAGCACCCCCTCGATCATCGCGTGCGCCTGCCCCCGGATGATCCCGCGCAGCCGGTCGACGTTGCGGAATCCGGCGCGGTCATCGCCCGCGATCAGCGCCTGCGCCGCGCGGGGGCTTAGCGGCCCGGCCGGCACCATCGCCCGCACCTGCGCCAGCGCCTCGCCCTGCGCCTTCACCTGCAACAACGCGCCCCGCTTGCGGTGCAGCAGATCGTCGTCGATCGCCTTCATCGCCTGTTCGGTCGCCATGCTCTCGGCCGCCGCACGGCCGAAACGCGGCTCGTACTGCGCGATCAGTTCCTCATAGATCGGCCGCAGCTGCTCCGCCCGCTCGGCCGATATCACCTTGCGCTGGACCAGATCGACCAGGCACGCCCCCATGCTCACAGGCAGCTCCTTACCGCTTCAAGATCGCGGGCTTCCGCGTCGAATTGTTCGAACAGGCTCGCCAGCGTGGTCGGGCCGCTTTCCTCGTCGAGCCGCAGGCCGAACTGGTCGACCGCATCGAACAGCGGCGTGCCGATCGTGCTGTCCTGATCCACCATCGCCCGCATTGGCGAGGCCGCGCCCAGCGCCGCCTCCTGCGCCTGCCGCGCGGCGATGTTGGGATCGACCGCCGGCCGCAAATCATGCTCAAGGCTGTTGGCCTGCGCCTTCGCACCCGGCCCGGCCGGATCGTCGAACGCCGCCGCGCTCGATGCGATCAGCGTGTCGTCGGGGTTGCCTTGCCCAAGGCCGTTGCCAGCTGCGCCGCCCGTGCGTTGCGCGCCCGCGTCTCCGGTGACAGGCTCGTATCCGTCGCCGCCTTCTGCGCCAGGGCGATCTTCGCTGCCAGGGCGATCTTCGCTGCCAGGGTATCGCTCGGCGAGGTCATAGAGGGCATCATATTCCGCTTTCTCGCTTTCCGAAAGCGCGTCGAAACGCGCCGCATCCAGTTCGCGCGTGACGAACGCCACCATTGCCTGATCGGCCGACGCCTCCGGGTCTGCGCTGCGCAGTTCGGCCCATACCTGCGCGATCCCGGCCGCCTCGTCGTCGGTCAGGTCGACGTCGCGCAGCCGGGCGGCGCCGCGCACCTGCTCGTCGCGCCATGCCAGTTCCTCGTCGTCGATCGGCTCGCGCATCATCGGCCCAGCCTCGTCGAACGGCAGCACCCGCTCGCCGCCAGACGCTGCGCGTTCCAGCAGGTCCAGCACCTCCGCCTCGCTCGGCCGCGCCGTCGTCGATGGCGGACCGAAATAGCCCGCGTCCCACAGCAGTTCGCCGGCCTCGTCGACGCCCATGCCACTGTCGCGCAGCAGCGGCCCGGCACCGGGCACGAACCGTTGCATGTCGCGCCCGCCGCGCCGCTGGGTGCCGACGATCTTGGCGCTGCCCAATCCGTGCCCCTGCGGCCCGCCCGCTACGGCGCCGCCCCGGATGCCATCGGGATGAAGGCCGCCCGCGCGCGCGAGAAACTTCAGCGCGTCCACCGCGCCATCGGCTGGCAGGCGCGAATATTGCCCCTTCACGTTCCGACGCAGCCGGCCCTGCGCCACCAGCACGTCGAAGCCCGCCCGCACGGTCGCCGGATCAGCGCCCAGCTCGCGCGCGATGGCGTCGATCTTGGCGAGGCTCTGGTCGCGCTGGCCGATGATATCGCGCAGCTGCGGCACCAGCAGCAGCGGATCGCGCACCGGCTCCACGTCATCGCCGGCGATGCCACGGATCGCGGCCGGCTCGGGCATCATGTCCGCGATCGTGGCGTCCAGCTCCTCCTGCTCGCGCTGCCGCGCCGCTGCCGCCTCGGCGTTGATCGCCAGCTGCTCGGCCTCGATGCCGGCCAGCGACGGGGCCGCGTCGATCGACTCCGCGTCGGCCGCGCGCGCTGTGCTGGCCTCAAGGTCGCCGCCAACATAGTCGGTCAGCCGGTCGACACGGCGGTTCCACCCACGCTTGTAGCGGGCCTTGGCCGGGATCGTGTCGGCCAGCCGGTTCAGCGCCCCACGGTACAGCCGCAGCGCCGCGTCGACGCCATCGCGCATCCCCGCGCGCAGCACGCGCCCGCGCAGCTTCGCGCCCCCGATGAACCCGGCGTCGAACGCCACCGCCGCCACGGGCGGCTCGGCCTGGTCAAGATCGCGGGTCCAATATTGGTTGCGCGCGATGGCAGTCGCCTGCGCTTCGGTCAGCCGCGCGACGTCCACGCCGGGGTTGAACTTGGCGGCGATGCCGTATTTCGTCGTGCCCCCGTCGACATTGCCGTACCGCACGACGGCCGCGCCACCCTCCAGGTCGTTGATGACGAACCCGATGACGCGATCGGGGTCCAGCTTGCCCCCGCTCGCCAGCCCCGTCCGGCCAATGCCCGTCCGCGCACTGCCCACCGTGCCGCTCGACAGCGCCGTGCTCCCGCGCAGCGCCCCGGCGCCGGCCCGTGCCGGGGCCGGCGACAGGACACGCGACAGCGCCTCCGCCAGCCCGGCGTCGTGCGCCGCCAGCCCCGCGCCGTCGCGCGGGAAGGGATTCGCCGCGGCGATCGTCGCATGGTTGCGCATCACCGCGATGGCGGTGCGCTCGTCCTGCGTCAGCCGGTCGGCGCCGATCGCCGCCTCGACCACATCGGGCAGCATGTCGTCGGGCAGCTTGCCGTCGACGATCCGCGCCCGCAGCGGTTCAGGCAGCGCGTCATAGACCCGCGCCAGCACGCCTTCGATCGCCGGCCGCCCCTTCAGCTCGACCGCCTTGCCGAGGCCGCCTAAGACGCCCCCGCCGACAGCCGCCATACCGATATTTGCCACCGCCTCGCCCGCCGTCAGCGTCTCGCCCATGCGCGCGCGGTTGGCGGCGACGGTCGGCTGCTGCGCCAGTTCGACGCCCGCGTTGACCAGCGCCTCGCGCAACACGGTCTGCGCAATCGTCTTGCCGCCCCCGCCGATCGGCAGCGTGAAGATGTTGACCGGATCGACCATCGCACCCGCGACGCCTCCCGCCAGCTGCGCGACGATCCCCCCACGGACGGCGGTTTCCTGATCCTCGGCACGGCCGCCGCCACGGCCCAGCACCTGCTGGTCGAACGCCTCGCGCGTCGCCGGCAGTTGCGCGAACGCCTTGGGGTCGCGGCGCCGCGCCGCCTCCACCTGCTCCCACACCTTGGCGTGTCGGCGATCCAGCACGTCCTCGACGCTGCCCGTTGCCTGCTGCCAGAGTCTGGTCAGGCCGCCCGTCTCGCCATCCAGCGCCGCGCGATCGACGCCCAGGTCGATCAGCGCGTCCTCGATCGGCTGATAGGCGCGCGCCAGTCGCCGTGTCTGCGGAATGTCCTGCTCGTCGACCGTCGCCCGGAAACTGGCCGACACGCCTTCCCATAGCGACGGGTCGGGGCCGGTGCGCGTGCTCGGCCGCGCATCGGGCGGCAGCACCCGTTCGGCGACGAAGCCGCCCCTACCGGCCACGACGGCGCAACCTGATCGTATAGGGTCGGTCGTTACGATCCATCAGCCACCCGCCATCCGGCCCTTGCAGTCGATACAGCGCGGCGCCGTCCGGTTGGTCGCCCGCCCATGTCACCCGGTAATTTGCCAGCACATCGGCCTTGTCGACCGGCTGTCCGCTCGCGTAGCGCGCGTCGCCCATCAGGTCGCGCGCCAGCGCCTGGTCGAACTCGGTCGGCGTCATCCAGTCGGGAAGCCACACCGGCTTGCCGCGATATTTCTGGATCCCGCCCTGCACGACGCCATCGGGACGCCGCGTCCCGCCCGTCACCTGCATCACGGCGTTGTTGAACAGCCCTTGGTCGAAACCGCTGCGCCCCTGTCGCGCCATCGTCACGGTCATGATGTCCCATGCCGCGTTCAGCGCATTGTCATAGTCGCCGCCCATCTGCGCCGCGACCGGGCCGACCGCCGTATCGAACGCCAGCTTGACGTCCTTGCGCTTGCCGAAATCCTGCGGCCGCGCATCGCGCACCTCGCGCCCCGTCAGCGCCGCCTTCTGCGTCGCCGCGTTCAGCCCCGACAGGAAACCCAGCCCTTCCTTGACCTTCTCGGCCACGGCATAGCGTTCGGCCGGCGCGCGGCCGGATACCGCCTGCAACACGCTCAATTGCCCCGGAACGCCCTGCCCGGCCGCCTCGCGCAGTCCGTCCGCCTCGCGTTCCTCCGCCGCGTCAACAAGGTTGTCCAGCTGCGCCAACTGCATCTGCTCGGTTTCGCTCGCCTCGCCCGCCTGCTTGCGCTGCAACAGGAAGTCGCGGTCCTTGCGCAGCGTCGACAGCGGCGCGCCCGAATAGCGGCGGTTGACCGCCACCTTGACGTCCAGCGCGTCGAACTCGATCAGCTCGGCCTCGTCGGCGCCCGCCGCCGCCAGCCCCGATCGCGCGGCGCGCAGCTCGGCCGGCGTCGGGTCGATCCCGGCTTTCACCTTGGCCTCGACCGCCTTGGCGCTGTCGCGTGCGTCGCTCAGCTGGCGCGCCTCGGCCGCGCGCTGCTCGGCCGCCGCAACGCTTGCCGCGTTCTCCGCCTGCCGCAGGTAGTTTTTCTTGTCGTTGGGATCGAGGTAGGCGTCCAGCAGGCCCTGCCTCAGCACGCCTTGCGCGCCCTGCCAGTCACCGGCCAGCAATCGCCCGTCGAGGAAGGTGCGCGCCAGCCCGGCCTTCGCCTGGGTGCGATAGGTTTCCTTGACCTGCGCCGGCAGGTCCAGCGCCTCGATCATCCGATCGGACTCGCCCAGCAGCGCCTGCAACTTGTCAGGGGTCGGATCGATCAGCAGCGAATTGCCCTGCGCGTCGCGCCACTTCTCGATCGCGGCGCCCTGCGTTTTCGCGCGGGCCTGCAACGCATAACGCCGCTCGCCTTGCCGGGTTGACGCGGCGAACGTCGCGATCGAGGGCGCGAACCGTTCCAGCACCTCCGGTTCGACTTCCAGCGTGGCACGGAATTGCGTCAGGCCATCGGTGACGATCTGGCTCGCCTTGGTTTCATAGTCGGGCGACGCGGGATCGACGTTCGATTTGAGGTCATCCAGCTTGTTCTGGATGTCCACCTGCACATCGGGCCATGCGCCCATCCGGTCGGCGATTGTCGAACTGATCCGCCGGTCACGCTCGATTTTGGCGATGCGCGCCTGGCTGTCGGCCACCTGCTCGGCCACCGCCTCACGCCCGCGCGCCGCATTACCCAGCGCCTCGCCCAGCATGTCCAGCCCGGCGCCAACGCCGCTGCGAAACGCGCTGGCGTCCCGCTGCGCGACCGGCACAACGGTCGTATCGACCCGGCTGCGGAACCCGTCCGTCATCGGCCCACCCCGACAACATTCATCTTGGGCACCGGCGCGGTTCCACCGCCCAGCACCACGCGACGCTCCTGTGCGCGCTGATTGCTCGCGGTGCGCCGCTCACGCAGGTCGCTTATGCCCTGCAACGCGGTCGCGCCGGCACCGAACACGCCCTGGATGATCGCCGCGCGCCCGGCCGCCCGCCGGTCCTCCGCGCTCTGGTGCAGGTTGCGCGCCTGATGCGTCGCCCGGGTCCGCAGGTTCAGCACTTCCAGCTCGCGCTGATACGCGCTTTCGGCCAGCACGTCGGCTGCGCTGCCGCTACCCAGCTGCACCCCGCTGCCGGCCATGGCGGCCAGCATCGCGCCGGCCTGCATCCGCTCGTCCTCGCGCGTGCGCTGCGCCAGCTGCTCGCCTTCCAGGATCGACAGCCGCGCGTTCTCGTCATCGACCCGCGCCTGCGCACGGGCGGCGCGGTTCGCCTCGATCCCTTCGGTGATCTTGCCGGCCACTTGCAGGCCCAGCGCAATCGGTGCGGCCGCTGCCATCAGTATTCCCCCCTGTACCGATAAATCACCGCCGCGGTGCCATCACCGAAATAGGCCGACAGACAGGCTTCCTCGATGAAGCCGAGCCGCGACGCCCAGCGGCGCCCAGCCGCGAAGTCCGCCCGCACCAGCGCGTCAACGCGGCGCTCGGTCAGCATGGCGAGGAAGCGGCGCGCGCGGCGCTCGATCCCCAGCATCCACGGCCCGGCATGATCGGCGATCGCGGCCCAGACTGTCACATAATCCGCGTGGCTAGCGGTCGCGCCGCCACACAGCAGCACGTCAGCATCGTTCAGAATGGTGAAACAGCGGCCGGTGATCGACAGCTGCGCCGCCATTGCCTGCCGGTCGCCGTCCAGTTCGGGCTGGCTGGCCTGGGCAGCCAGCTGCGCCAGATGATCGGGCTGGAAAGGAACAACGCGCAGCATCAGCGCCGCTCCACCTCGACTGCGCCCTGCACCGCGCGGATCGTTGCCCCGGTGGGCTTCAGCCGCGCGATCTCGATCTGCGCGGTTCGATCATAGGTCCCGCAATCTTCGGCGATCTTGATGCCGGTATAGGGCTTGAAGCCTTGCAAGACGATGCTGTCGCCCTGCAATTCCTCGATATCTCGCCACGGCTGTCCCTGAACGCTGAAGCCGAGGCCGCGCGTATTCAGCACATCAAGAACCAGACGGCTGATCCGCCGCATCTTGCCAGTCCCGTTCCCCGCGTCGCGGTCCCCCGCCATCGGCAGCGTCTTGAATCGGGCAAGAAACGGGATGCCGACTGTGACATGCGACAGCGCCGGGTTCGGCAAGGCCACTCGGCCGTTAGTGTCAGCGGTCAGCCCGCCATAGACCGCTTCGGTAGCGGTGCCGGTGTCGACCTGCACCTCGACGGCGCGGTTCGCCAGCCACGGCGCCGCCCCCGTCACCTCACCCGCCCCGAACGTTACGGCAAAGTCGCTCATCGGCGGGTCAACCCGGTCGCCATCACCACGGAACGGCGCCAGCCGGATTACCTGCCAGGTGCCGGCCAGTTCCGCCGCTATCCACAGCTGGTCCAGTTCGCCGTCCGGGTCGCTGATGCTGGCGATCGAGCGCGCTATCGCGCCGCCAATTTCGCGCCGCCCCCAGCCCAGCGCCTGTTCGCTTGGCACATAGCAGGCGAACGCCAGCGAGCCGTCCCCGCGCACCGCCCACACCAGCCGGTTCGGGTTCTTCTGGCTGGCGAGTTCGATCAGGCGGGCGTCGCCGATCTGCCGCGCGTATCGGGTCAAATCGATCGCATCCTGCCGGTCGCGCTGAACGGTATAATCCGCCTCGATGACGCTGCGCCGCGCCTTGCCCAGGTACAGCGTGCGACCGTCGAGCAGCACCGGCATCGCCGTTGCCGCGCCCTCGTTGTTCTCGCGATCGACGCGAACGTTTCCCGGCCCGACGCCCTGCGCCTGGTTGGACGGCCCCAGCGCGAACATGCCGCTGCCCGTCAGGATCAGCAGCTTGTCGTCGGCCACGACGGAACGGATCGGGCTCGGGTTGGACAGGGTATATTGAAACGCCATGTCCGCGCTGATGTCGCCTTCCTCGTTGCGGCTGGCGAAATTGGTAAGATCCCCGGCAACGCTCGCGAAGATCGTCGAATCCTTGCACAGGATCAGGCGTTCGTTCCACACCACGCCGCAGGTCGGCCAGCCGCGTCGATCGCTGAACGATCCGAAGCGCCAGCGCCATGTCCCGGCCGTGTACGTCACGGCCCCTTCTGGCGGCTGATAGCTGCCCCATTCGGGATCGTAATAGCCGCCATTGTAATCGTAGCTGCTCGACGTGGTGAACGGCAGGCGCCGCAGCACCGTCGCGGTCATCGTGGTGGCGTTGGTGTATCCGGTCAGTTGCAGGATGCCGAAGCGATCGCAGACATATTCCAGCTGCACGCCGCCCGCCGGGCTGTTGTTGATATCGTTGCCGCGCCCGATACCGTCCCATTCGACGCCCTCGCCGTGGATCGGCGCAACGGTGCCCGTGCGGCCGCTGCCGCCAACGACGCGGTAGACCCGCTCGCTCCACGTCAGAAGCTGGCCGACCGTTACGGTGATGCCTGGTTCCCAGCTGGCGATATCGCCGAAGTCGTCGGCCTCCATGCTGAACAGCCCGCCAACATCACCCGGCGCGAAGATCGGCGCCGTCGACGTCAGCGTGACAACACCCGACACGCCGCTCGCGGAAACCGAAATGTCCTCGTCCGTGTTGCGGCTCTCGAACGGCCCGTTTTTCAGCGTCAGCTGTTCAAGGTCGAAACTGTCGGCGTCGATCCGCACCAGCATCCGGGTTCGGTAAGCCCGATGGAACAGGTACAGCACGTCATAGCTTTGCGTGTGCGTCAGCGCGTCGATCACCGGCTTGGCATAGGGGATGGCGACTTCCACCGGCGCCCCGCCTGCCTCGATCCTGACGTCGTTGGTGTAGAACCGCGCGCGGCCGGCGCTCATTTCAATGATATAGCCCTGCGTCTCGCTGAACTCGAACGGGATCAGCCGGCACGGCCCGGCCGCTTGCGCGACGCGGATCGTGCCGGGGCACGCATCCAGCCCACCCTCCGGCAACGGCACCCAGCCGACGCACTCCGCCAGCGCGATATCGTACAGGTTCAGATCGCGGCGCGCGTGCAGCCGTCGCGAAATCTCGCCCCCGTTGAAATTGGTCTGGGTCGGTGTCTCGCCCATGTCAGCGATGGCTCGACGAATAGCCGCGGCTGCGCGCGCTCAACCAGTCCGATCGCACCGCGACGCCCGATCGACGGCGCCGGCCGGTTTCCAGCCCGTCGAGCCGCTTGGCGAGCCGCACCGCTTCCTCGGCCGTGTCGTGCAGCCCCTGCGCCATCGTCGCCGATTGCGTCACCGGCTGCGCCAGCAGCTTCGCCAGCGCCTCGGTGAACCCCTCGACAAAGCCGGGCGACCATGTTGGCACCTCGTCAATGTCGGCGATGTACCGGCACGGCAGCGGTGATGGCGCGCCGTCCGTCTGCTGCCAGCGGCCACGCACCAGGATGAAATTGCCTTCGCGCTCGCCCTCATAGCCGTGGCGATCGTCCTCGGCGGGCGGCAGCCAGCGCAGGCAATCTTCCGGCAGCTGGTAGCCGGTCAGCCCCTCGTCCCATGATGGCAGCTGATCGCTTCCCGGTGTGCCCGCGCCTGCCGGGTTGAGCAGCCGGCGCCGGATGGCGAAATTGAACGGGTGGCGCGCAAGCATCGCGCGGCGCAGCTGCGGCCAGATGCTGCGCACCCGGCGCGCCGACTGGCTGGTGGGATCGTCGATCGAGGTCAGCACCTCGCCCGATCCGATGCGGGACAGCGCATTGTTGGCGATCTGCGTTTGGCTCGGCAGTTCGACGGTCATGGCCTGTCCCGATTGATGGTGGTGGAAGGGTGAGACGGGCCGGGCGGTGCTCCCACTCCGAATTATCCCGCTGCCGGAATACCCGGCCCGCCTCCGGGGCGCCGGGATCTGGCCCGGCGCCCCGATCGCGTCACCGCTTGCTGGTGAACACGCTCGCGACGATCAGCCCCGATGCGGGCAGCGCCGCGCTCGGGAACAGCTTGATCGTCTCGGGCTTCTCCAGCGGGTCCATTGCCAGCTGCGCCACCTTGATCGTCATGCGCAGCGTGGCGCCGGCGCCGGGGCCGGCGACGCTGGCGACATATTTCGCCGGCTCGGCGTCGGTGCCGACCGTGAAATTGACGCCCGACAGCGCCACGTCCGACGCCAGCGCGACGCCCTCGACGCAATTGCCCTCGCGCACCTTGCCGATGATCAGGCTGTTCGTCGTCCCGCCGCCCTCGGTCGCGAGGCTCACCGTATTGCGATGCCGACGCACGCCCGCGTCGTGGCTGGTGCCCGGTGCCAGCTTGCTTGGGTCGGTGCCCGAAAATGCCGTGCCGTAAATGTCCGCCATGTCCTTCAATCCTTCCTGTTGGTCGCGATCCGTGACGGGGCGTCACCGCCCCGCCCGCTCCGGTCAGGCGCCGGCCGGCTTGGTTTCGACGAACCAGGTCTTTTTATCGTCGGTGCGGACCGCCGTGCTTTCCGCCTCGGAATAGACCTGCTCGCTGAACTGCTTGTCATCGCGCTCGGTGATGCGGCCGAAGAATTCCGTCCACACACCGCGATGGATGCCTGACGGGATGAACACCGGCAGGCGGTTGACGCCGGCCTGGCGGAAGAACGGCGCCGAACGCGGGAACGCCTCGGCGTCGGCCAGATTGACGTCGAAGAACCGGAAGCCCAGCCACGGCTTCAGTTCGCCCGTTTCCAGCGGCGCGCCGCCCGTCTTAGCGTAATCCATGTTCACATATTCGGGGATGTTGAGCAGATCGCTCTGCGCGTCGGGATCGACCAGAATGATCGGCCGGTGCAGCTGCATCGACACATTGGCGTTACCCATTACGCGGCGCAGTTCGATCAGCTTGGCCTTGGTCAGCCCGGTTGCCGCACCGCCGAAGTTCACCGGAACCTTGTTGCCGGCCGGGAATGCGATCGTCAGTTCACCCGTCTCACCGCCATAGCTCGGCCCCCACCAGCCCCGCAGCATCATGTCATCATGATAGGCGCGCACGGCGAGCGTGGTTTCCATCACGATCGGCGACTTCAGGCCGACGCTGGTTGCGGCCACATCGTCGCGGTCGATCAGCGGCGCGATGTTCGCGCTGCCCGGCTTGCGGATGAACCGGTTGTCGGCGTTCGGGTCGGTATTGTTGGTGTCGCCGTTGCGGGTGGTCTTGTCCTGCAACTGCATCCGGCCAAAACGGCTCTCGATGCGCGCCGACTTCTTGCCGAAATAATTGGCCGTCGAACCTGCCAAGCCCATGAGCACGCCCGGCTCCTGCCGCAGCTCGTGGGTGACGTTGTTGGTGTATTCCACTTCGCGCAGCGTCTGCGCGTAATTCTCTGCCATAATGGCCTCCCGTGCTGTCGATCAAATCAATGGTCGACGGGAAGGCGGCTGCGCCCGTGGCGGGCGGAAACCGGGCCGTCTCGGGGATGACGCCCCCCTGCGCGCGGCGACTTTCGCCGGAAGCATCCGGGGCCGCGCACCTGCGATCAGGCTGGCGGGAAGGCCGGAAACGGGGCCGGGCGGGTATCGCCTGGATCGCTCCACGCTGCCCCCGCCCGGCATGTCATGTTGATGCGTCAAAAATAGACTATGTGTCAACCACCGCCAGCGCGGGAGCGCGCGATGACGCCCAGCATCGCCTGCCGCTTCTTGTATTCCGGCGAGTTCGGATCGCGCAGCCGATCCTGGAAGCCGGGATCGCGGTTGTCCGCCATGCCGTCCAGCGCCCGCTGCGCCGCTTCCGGCGTCATCGCGCCCGAATGAAGCGCCACGGTATCGCCATCCACCTTCGCCAGTTCGCCGGTCGATTCAGCCAGCTTGAACAACGCCCGCATCGCGTTGCCGGCACCCGCCACCTGTTCCAGCGCCGGCACCAGTTCAACGCCGTCGATGCCCAGCGTAGACAGCATGTTGCTCGTCGCTGCCAGCCGCTGGTGATAGGCCGCGGTGCCCATGTCCAGTTCGATCGCGGTCAGATCATCCTTGCCGCGCTGCGCCGTCTGGCTCGCGATATCGCTCGCATACTGGTTCCACTTCTCGGTCAGCATCCTCGCCTGGATCGGGTGCAACCCGACATCGTGGAACGTCTGGCGAAACGCCTCGCCCGTCTCGCTTTCCTTCCCATCCGGTCCGAGGATCTTGTAATCCTTCGGCTCGGCCGGGCGCACCTTGCCGACGAACTCGGCAAAGCCCGTCTCGTCATCGGCGCCGGGGATCGCCACACGTCCCCTCGCCCAGGTGCGCGTTTCCAGCAGCGCCTTCGCCATGTCGGAGATCGACTGGTACCGCCCCAGCGTCTCGTCACCGCGCAGCTCGTCGGGCAGGAACTTGTCCTGCCAGCGGTCGGTCGCCGCTGCCGGCGTGCTGCCAGCTGGCGGCGCGCTATCCCCCGGCGCCGGCGCCTGACCCGGCGCAGGCGTTTGACCGGGCGCCGGTGTCTGGCCCGGTGCCGGCGTTTGGGCCGGCGCGCCATCCCCGCCCGGTGCGGCGCCGGCCGGCGCCCCTGCCAGCGCGCCCATCGCTTCACTCATTTTCTGCCTCCCGCATTTTGCGCGCAAGGTCGCGCAATCTCATTCCCGACAGGTCGAGCCGCGCCAGCAGGTGCAGCACGATCGCGCGCCGCCCCGCATACTCGCGCAGCGCGCCGTCGCTCGATCCCGGATCATCCACCACGCCCAGCCGACCCTTGGTCGCCAGATCGCCGATCACCGTCACCGCCTCGGGGCGGATTTCTCCCTGCTCGTCGAGGAACAGCGCGCGATAGGCGCGGACCGTGTTGAACAGCACGATCAGCTTCATGCGCCGCGCCGCGCGCCGCATCATCGCCTGCTGCGCCATGTCCTGCCGCGCGCCCAGCACGTCGATTTCATGGTCAAGCGCCAAGCTGGCGCTCCAAAGTGGTACTTTGGGGCGAGCGGCTTTCGCGACGCGCGTTGACATCCGCAATCAGTTGGTCGGGCTGCTCTTCGGAAAGGCTGTGCCCCCTCAAGCGATCCCGTACAGCATCGAAACTCGCCTTGTGCATCACGTCGTGCCCCCGTCGATCGCGCCAGCCTGCGCCGCACTCTTGGCGGCGTTGGCGATGGCCGGCGCCGCTTCAAGGATCTGCGCCAGCTGCGCCTGCTGCTGCTCCTGCTGGTCGAACGCCGCCTTTTCGTCGTCGGTCGACTGCCATTTCGCCGGCACGCCGTTGATGCGGCCTAGCGCCGGCAGCACGCGTGGCAGCGGATATTCACGCTGGAACAGCTTGACCGCGCCCGGATCGAACGTCGCGATCGACGCCACCTGTTCGGCCGTGCGCAGATAGCCCGCGGCCTCCACCGCCTCCTGCATCTGCGTCAGCTTGTTGTCGAAAGTGGTGCCGATCCCGCCCCCGCTGGCGAAATATTCGCGCAGCATGGGCGGCATGTCGTCAAGGAAGCCTTCCTCGCGCAGCAGGTCGAGTTCGGCGTCCAGCAGCGGCGCGAACCATTCCTGTTCCTGCCGCGCCAGCGGAGCCAGCAGGAGCCCCTTTTCGCCGATTTCCTCCAGCGTGCGCGCCGCGCTGATATGCGTCTTGTATTCGCGGTTCAGCTGTAACAGGTCGCGGAAGAACCCGCGATCGACCGTCGCGCGCTGGTCGACCACCAGCCCCTCCGCGCCATTCAGGTCGATCGAAGTGCCGAACAGCGGTTTCAGCTGCTCGTGCCCCATGCTGTCCAGCCCGCCATAGGTGATGCCGAACGGCTTCAGCGCGATGATCGCCTCGTCCAGATCGTCATCGGGGGCGAGGAAGGGCGGCTTGACGTTGAACTCCACCGCCAGGACGCGATCCTGCGACACCACCTGCATCCCGCGCACGGTCGGCAGCAGCTGCACCGCAGGCCCACGGCCGTAGCTTTCGTTATGCGACCGTGCGAAATAGGAGACGATCCGCCGCAACGTGCGATAACCGCCCGTCGCAAAGACGCGGTCCCCATCCTTGTCGCGCGGCGAATAATAGCACCCCCGCCACGGCATCCCGGCCGCGTCGATCCGCCCCGGCACGACGCGCGGATTGCGCTCGATCACATGGATAAATTCAAACTTTTCATGGGCGCGCTTCTTCAGCGGGTCCATCGCGTCGCGCACGGCCGGCGGGCACTTGTCGCCCCATTTGCGCGTCGCTGCCTCGGCCGTCAGCTCGAACTTGCGATGGACGCGCATCGGGCGCCCTTCCGCGTCCAGGTCCGCCCACACACCCGCGACATGCTCGCTCTGGTAGGAGAAACCGGCAAAGCGGCCGAAGTCGTCATACCGCTTGTCGACCCAGAAACTCTGCTCGCCGAACCCCATCAGGCTCTCGGCGCAACTGTGCGTCGCGCTGGTAAAACCCGACTTGGGATCGTTGCGCATGGAAAAAACAAGGTCGCGCTTGCTTTCCAGCCAACGCTTGTTCTCCACCGTGTCCAGTTCGGCCGGCGCCGTCTCGCCCAGCGCGATATTCTGCCACTTTTGGCCGCGCGGCATCACGAACCCCTCGAAAATCGAGACGGCATCCTGAAGCGCCTGCGCGGCATATTCGTCGAACATGGCGTTGGTCTGGACATGGCCCTGCGACAGGTGCCGGGTGTTGAACCCGCCCTGCATCGGCAGCACCAGATCCGCGATTTCACCGCGCAGGGAATCGAACCCGTAGCGTTCGCTCTCCATCCGCGCCTGATTGGCCGCGATCGTCTTGTCGTCGAAGCTGGTCATCAGTGCGTCGCCTCGTCCGACGCTTGCATTGACATGACCTGCAACCAAGCATGGTCCAACGTTTGATGAAGGGACTCGCGCGCGGCATCCAGCACCGCCGGTTCATTCGCGGAGAACACCAGCTGGACGATCGCCATCACGCCCCCCGTGAGGATCGCCGCTTCATCGCTGCCCGTCTTTGCTGCCTTTTGCAGCCGCTTGGCGACGTACAGGGTAAATGCGCGACGTTCGCGCTCGCACATCGCGTCCACAGCTGAGTTGGGATCGAAGGCGCCCCAGCCACTGGTATCGATCGTCATCGGTCGCGGCATTCGCTTTTCCTCCGCTCCTCGATCGAAGTACCACTTCGATCGAAATTCCTTTGTGCCGGGGCCAACCATCACGGCGTTCGCTATGGCCGCTTCCCCCACCGTGTTGACGCTTGCGCGCTGGTTGGCCTGTTCCCCCCGCGCCGGCACGGTCGCGGGGCTGCCTTGGGGAGGGTGACTGTTATTCGGGTGCGAACATCAGCGTGCCGGCCGGCAGCTCGACGTCGCGGCCCCCGCCGATCGGCTGCGCGCCGATCAGCCGGGCCTTCGCCGCCGCACCGTTGCCGGTCGACAGGAACGCCCCCGAAACCTCATTGGCCGGCAGCGCGTTCGGGAACGTCACCTTGCGCGCCAGACGCACCGCATCGCCGCTCCGCTCGAAAGCGTCGGCGCCGAATGTCATCGGGGGGAGACCCGGCAGCGGCACGTCCTGGTCATCGACGAACTGCACCTGCGCGCCGCTCTTCATCGTCCGCGCCACGAAATCGCCGTTGCCCTTCTCGATCGTCAGCGCCACAGCCGGCTTGGTCTTGCGCGGCCTCGGCGGGTTCTTGCCTTCGGCCTCCGCCACCAGCCGATCGCGCTCGGCCGCCCACGCGGTTTCCCGCTCAGCCAGCGCCGCATCGAACTGCGCCTGGGTGAAAACCGGCTGTTCGGCGCCCGCCGCCGGGTCGGTCGGCGCGGCGCCATCGTCGCTCGCACCGGCCGCACCCTTCTCGCCGCTCTCGGCTTCCTTGATCGCGTGTTCGATTGGCTCGATCAGCGTCGTGCGCTTCGCGCCAGCCTTCTCCGCTGCCAGCAGCTTGCGCAGCTGCTCCGGTGAAAGCTCGTCGAGCTTGCCCTTCACCTCGTCCACGGTGCCCGCAAGCACCTTCGCCAATTCGTCATCCATGGTCCGTTCCTTCCTCAGTTGGACTGGTGATCAGAGCTGATGCGTGCCCTCGACACCGCGCCGCATCCGGGCGATGGTGCGCTGCTGCAGCCAGTGCTGCGCCTCCTCGATCTTGGTGAGCGCCAGCGCGTTCTCACGGCAGGCGAAGGGGCCGCCCTGAAAGGATCGCAGCCGATCGGCCACGATCGCCAGCAGCGCCTCATGCGTGACGCCGTTCACACCGGCTTCGTTGATCGCGCCATTCTGGAATAGGACGGTCGCATGGGTGGCCGCCTTTCCGTAAAGTCTCCCGAACGGGCACGATGGATTGGTCGCCGTATCGAAGCCCTCGATAATGTACCGATGGTTTGCGCCGCCCGCGCCGGGCTCGTCCGTCGCCGTGATCACCAGCTTATCGTTCGCTGGATTGACGACGTGATCCGTGATGTATCGCATGTTCGGTTCCTCGCTCACTGGCCCAACAGGGACTTCTTGCCGGCGCTGCTCTCCGCGCCGGTCGATCCGGTCCTCATGTTCGCGGCCGCACCGCGCCGGTTCGCCAGCGCGTCCATCGCGACGCTGTTGGCGCGCGGGGTTGCGGTCGGCAGGGGCAGGGGGGCCTTCGGCGCCTTGGGCTTGCCGAACAGGCCGAGCGCTGCGCCGATGGGCGACACGATCGTCTTGATGACGTTGCCGATCGCGCTCACTGCATCAGCTCCCGCGCCAGCCGGTCGATCGCCAGGACGAACATCACGCCCGGCACCAGATAGCCGAACAGAATGAGGCCCCCGACTTCCAGCCGTGTTCGTGTCTCGCGCTTCATGCCGCCCCCCGTGAGAAAAAGCCGGTTCCGAAATCAGGCTGGCGGCGCCGCTTCGCCGGGCGCGCGCCGCGCTCGTCGGCGTGGATGGCGTCGCCGCGCTTGATGAGGCCAAGGTCGAGATATTGCTTGGCATCGTGGACGTGGGAAAAGTCGTTCTTTTCCGGCTCGTCCTTCCACCGTCCGCCGCCACCTGACAGCGCGACGCGCGTGATGACATAACCGTTATTGAACCCGCGCCGCAGCACCGGGCAGTCGCTCGAAATCAGCTGCCCGGGCTGGCCGTCACCCGCGTTCTGCACCAGGCCGGATCGCACCGCTTCCAGCCGGGGCGACAGGCGGTTGCCCTTAACGGGCGCGGCCTTCACCGGCGGATTGGCCTTGGCTTCCTCGCGCCAGCCTTGCTTGAAATCGCGCAGCCACGCGGATTCTTCCGTCTCGGTGCCGCCATAGGCGATCGCCGGGTCGAACCAGATGGTGCCCAGCGTGGCGCGGCCGAAATGCTCCGCCCACCACAACGCGGCCTCGCGGCCGAACGCGCGCGCGCCGATCCGCTGCAACGCATGGTCCTCGCCCGGCGCATACACCACCAGCTCGCGCAGCGTCCTGATCTGCCCCGATGGCAGGCGCTGCCCCGCGACGATCGCGGGCGTATTGCCGCCATCCAGCCCCAGGTGGACGGGGATGCCCGGCACGGCCTTCAGCGGCGCCTTCGCGCAATGGAAATCGTCGTTATACTCGGGATAGACCGGCTGGCCGTTGCGCACCGCGCCGAACTCATTGTCGACGAACCGGCGAATGTCGCCGGGCGACAGGCCCAGCATCATCGTCTGGTAATAGCCATCCGGCAGGTTCGCGAGATTTTCGGGCGGCGGGTCGATCGAACGCCCGCCCGGCTGGCGATGAAACCCGATGCCGAACCGCACGCCCAGCGCCTCGCGCAGCCCTTCGGCCGTTTCGTCGTCGATCGGCAGGTTCTGGTCGACGAACAGGTCGTAACACCAATTGTCGATATCGGGCGCGTTGAAGTCGGCGATCACCTGCCGCTCAAGGCACTTGCCCCATTTGCCCGCCGGATAGCGGCCGGTACGCGGCAGGCCAAAGCGCAGCACCGATTTGTCCAGCGTATCGACTTCGTTCAGCCACAGGCCGGTCAGTTCCAGGCCCTTCAGCACCTGCTCGGCCTTCTGGTCGCCCATCGCCCGGAAATACATTTCGAGTTCGATCAGGTACGGCGCCCCGCCCTCTGGCGGGATCGTCTGGAACCGCAGCCGGTGCGCCATCTCGCGCCCGTTCCAGTTCTCCTTGGTTTTCGGGAACCAGGTGAACCAGCTGTTGAGCACGTTCGTCTCAAGCTGCTGATAGGTGTCACGCACCACGCACCAGCGCGCCCGGCGGATACCATCCTGCCCCGGCGCCTGAAGGTGCGGCGAATTGAAGATCTTGCGGATGCAGCTGGACGTCTTGGCCGAACCATACGGACCCATGATCGCGGTGATGAACCGCGGATCGCTCACGAACGCCTCCGCCACCGGCCCCACCGGCGTCATCAGCGAGACGATCGGTTTCGTCTCGTCGCTCACGCCGCGTCGTCCGCAGGAGCGGCCCGCGCCGCAGCCATGAGCCGCGACTTCAGCTGCTCACGCATGAAGCCGTCAAAACGGGACTTCGCGACCCGCTCGTTTTCCTGCGCTCGATCGACGGCATCTTGCGCATCAGCGAGCTCTACTTTCCGGTCCGCTAGTGCGATGCAGGCATCGACCCACGCGTCGAGCATCACGTTTGCTCGAAACTGCCAATTCTGCCCCATGGACTGAAGGAACGCCTCATCGCGGTCGTCTCGATCGCAACAACGATCATCGACGCAGCGGACATCATCCTTGGCGCCGCAATTGTGACATGCCGCCACCGTCATCCCGCCACCCCGCGCAAATCGGCCGCCAACTGCTGCAATTCGAGCGCGCGCGCCTCGATCGCGTCGGCCGTCAGATTAAGCTCGAATGTCGTCACGCCGCGATCGGCGGACAGCTTGCGGTTGACCGATCGCCGGCAGACGCCCAAAATGTCGCCCAGCTTCTCCGCCCCGCCCAGCGCGGTTTTGGCGCGATCCAGCAGCAGCAATTGACGCACCGCCTTCGCCTGGGGCGAAATGCTGGTCCCATTTGTGGGACCGGCGGTCATGGCTGCACCTCGGCGTCGTCGCCGTCGTCAACCTCGTCGAACTCCGCGTCGACGAACTGGCCGTCGACGAAACGGTAATCCGCCAGCTGATGCGCATCGATGCGGCCGCTTTCCAGCATCTTCGCGATGCCGTCCGCTGCCTGCCGCACCAGCGCGTCCTTCTGCTCGAACGTCGCGGCCGGCTGCACCGCCGGCATGACGATCACGCCATCGGTCTTGACGCTTACCGTCGCCTCGACCGGCTTCTTGCTGTGGACATATTCCGCCGTCGCACGCGCCGCCGCGAGTTGCAGGTTCAGCGCCTTGATCGCGAGATCGCCGGGCTTCATCTTCAGCGCCTTGGCGGCGTCGAATACCCGCTCAAGGATCGGCTCGATCTTGTCGATCAGCGCGGTTGCCCGCTCGAAAGCGGACTTGTCGGCGAGGCCCGACTTGATGAAGCCCATCACCCCGCCGATCATGTCCTCGGCCTTGTCGATCAACGACAACAGCCGCTCCTCGCGCTCGGCCGTGCTGTCCGCGATCAGCACCAGTTCGATCAGCTGGTCCAACGGGCGCGAATACAAGCTGGCCATCGCCATTACCGGGTCGCCGTGCTGATGGACGATCAGCTTCGCCAGCTGGTCGTTGCGCCGATTGCCCGCGCCCTTCGGCCTCCCCGCGCCGCGCTTCGCCGCCTGATCACGCACCAGCTGAAACACGTTGCCCGGCAGCTTCCCGTTGCCGTCGCGCAGCATGTCCAGCTGCTCGGCCGATGCCGCGGCGCCCAGGACGCCATCCTCGTCGCCCAGCTCGCGGCGCATTGCGCGCTCCAGGCCCGGCCGCTCAGTTGACACTGGCCCACCCCGCGCGCATTCTCGCCACGCCAGCATCGGGCGAGTGATGACCACCGCCCTTACCCCGACCCGACGTCCCGATCTGGAATCGCGCACCCGTCAGGGCTGACGCTGGCCCGAAAGCGCCCCGCACCCCCGACCCCGGCTCGAGCAACGAACTTTGCCCCACCCCCGAACCGGCCATGCCGTCAAGGGGAGGAAGGCCGGCGCGGCCGACCTGAAGGTTTTCAAAACTCCCGGTCGCTCGCCCGGAAGGGGTGTAGGACCAGGCGCGCGCGGCGCGAAGGGGGACACCCCCCCCTCGCCCATCGCGATCGGCGCCGGCCCGCCGGGGGCGGTCGAGGCCCTGCCCGCCGCCAGTCCGCAGATTGGCAATCAGCGCACACACGACCGAAAACGTCGCTAGATCAACGCCTTGCCCATGCCGTGCGACGTGATGCCGTGCGACGTGCCGCGATCCACGATCCGAAAACGGCGGAAATCCGCCATTCCTGACGGGGCGATCGGCGCCGGCAGGATCGGCCCCGATCGCCCCCGGCTCGGCCGCGCCGAGCGCCAGCATCGAGCCGGCCGAGCGAGAAAATTCCCCAGGACCGCCGCGCCCGCGCGCCTTGCACACCTGTCCAGCAGCTGGCGCGGTATATCCGCCCCGTATTTTATTCGCGCTGAAGGTGGCAGCTGATCCCATCGGATGCGGAAGCTACATATTGTCTACTTCGACGGCAAGCCACTCCCTCCCCTGTTCTACATGTTCTATTGAGAGAACAGGCTATAGAACGGCAAAGGCGCGTGTTTCCATGTACTTAGGCGGTTGTTCTACATGTTCTGCGCTTTCTCGCGTCCGCATGAGGCGCGCGCGTGCATCCGCGCCGGGAAGCCTCCCGAAACCAGCAGAACAACAGAACAAATGCCCTAACCACCTGTCATCACACGGGAAAACCGTAGAACAGCGCACCCCTTTCGCAGAACATGTGGAACACACCCCCTGACCCGATCGAACCCGCCAGCGAGCATCGTTCCTTGCTCGTCAATCACGGGTCGGGGTCCGGGTGCGGGTAGACCGGGCGCGAGGATGCGTAGGCGTAAGCGACTGTAGAGACGTGAGAATATGATGGCGCCGCGCGCATCGCGTCATTCCGCGTCGCTCCGCGACACTCCACGACGCTGCGCGGCGATGACATTCAAGGAAGGATTACGACGATCGAAAATACCGGGTTGACACCCCACTAAAGTAGACAATATGTCTATAAGCAGATCGAGGCACCCGCCCCGGTCGCCGGCAAAAGGAGGCCGACCAAATGCTCACCCTGTTGGGTTTCACCGTTTTCGCGCCGGCGGGCGCCATCGCGCTGCTCGCCCTCGTTGACACCTTCCGCTCGGAGGGCCGCTGACATGGCCGCACGCGACCTGCATCAGGACGTCACCGACCGCATCGTCGCCGCGATCGAGGCGGGCACTAAGCCGTGGGAATGCGACTGGCTGCGCGGGGGCCTGCCGCGCCGCTACACCGGCCAGCACTATCGCGGCATCAACCTGCTGCTGCTCGGCATGGTCGCCGCCGATCGCGGCTATGCTTCCCCGACCTGGCTGACCTTCAATCAGGCGAAGGCGATGGGCGGGATGGTCCGCAAGGGCGAGAAGGGCACGCCGATTGTGTTCTTCAAGAAGCTTGAACGGACCGAGACGAACGAAGCGGGCGAGGAAGAAACGCGCGGCATTCCGATGCTGCGCGGGTACACGGTGTTCAACGTCGACCAGATCGACAGCCTTCCCGATGGCTTCGGCGGCGCTGACGGCGCCGTCCTCGCACCCAAGGCGCGGGACCTCGCGGCCGAACAGGCGCTTAAGTCCAGCGGCGCGACGATCCGCGAGGATGGCGGCGCCCGCGCCTACTATTCGCGCCGGGAGGATAGCGTCCACCTGCCCGCGTTCGACAGTTTCACGTCCACCGGCGGCTATCTCGCCACGCTCGCGCACGAGTTGATCCACTGGACCGGCGCGCCGTCGCGGCTGGATCGCGTCAAGGGCGCGGCGTTCGGCGACAAGGACTATGCGTTTGAGGAACTGGTTGCCGAGATCGGCGCCGCCTTCACCTGCGCCCGGCTCGGCGTCGCCGGCGAGCATATCGACAATCACGCCGCCTATGTCGCCAGCTGGCTGAAGGCCCTGAAGGACGACAAGCGCGCGATCTTCCGCGCCGCCGCGCAGGCACAGGCCGCAGCTGATCACGTCTTGCGCAACCATGACGCGCCGGCCGGGTCGGGGTCGATCGAGCCGGCACCGGCCCGCGCCAAGCCCGCGCCGATCGCCGTCGACGACGCCCGCCAGCCCGCTTTCGCATTCTGACAGGAATCACCCCCATGCACCGCTTCAATTGCTACCACCGCCGCACCGCCACGCCCGCCTGCCCCGCCCCCAAGGGCATGTGGAACGGCTCGGTCTACGCGAACTCCCCGCGCGAGGCGCTGGGCAAGTTCAAGCGCCTCACCCCCACGGCCAGGTCTTGGATGGTGATCGACGCGAGGGCGGAGGGCGAGACGCGCTGACCCGCATCGCGTGGCGGGCCGGCTCCGGCCGACCCGCCATCGATGGGGCCAATCCCGTCACCGGCAAAAGGAGGCCGAACCAATGACCCATTATTTCGTGAGCAACGGCACGACTGACCTAGAAGTCCTGATCGCAGACGGCACCGACCTGGACGGCACGTTCGAGGCGATCGACGTGGAAACCGGCGAACTGCTGCGCATCAACGGCTGGCAGGCCGACACGATCGAGGCGATCGGCGCCGACATGGCGGTGACGCTGTGAGCCGCGCCGATCTGTTCGGCCCGGTTCCAGTTAAGCCGCGCCGGGTGATGATGGCCGCGCACGATGCCGGCAGCTTCCCGGATGGCAAGGACGCGGCCGAGTTCCGTTGCCGTAAATGCGGACACGAAACGGGCTGGATCTATGCAAGCCGAAGCGAGGTGCGGCGCGGCATTCCTTGCACACGCTGCAACAAAGGGCAGGAAGCATGACGGCCCGCCCGGATCCCCGCCAGTTCGATCTGCTGGCCCTGCTCGCACCGGTGCCGGCGCCCGCGATAATCCGGCCGTGCGACGCCGACGGCGCAGTCGTGCGGGGCGAAGTCGACGAGACGTTGACCCTGCCGCACCCTCGTATGGCGTGGCACTCTGCCCGCATCGAGTTGCACCGGCATGATGACGGTCTGTGGATGTGGTCGACTAGCTGGCAGGACGACGACGGGTCGGGGGCAACCTACCGGGTCGGTCCCAAGTGGGGCAAGTTCGCCGCGACGCGCGACGACGCGCTGGCGCACGCATCGGGGGAGCTTCAGGCTCGCGCGCGCGGCAAGGTGGCTGCGCGAATTCGCAAATGGCTGGGGAGCCTCGCGGCATGACCCCCGTCTTAGACGGCTCTCCGCCCCGCGCCGGCCGCCGCGCCCAGCACGAACCGCGCACCTGCCCCGAGTGCATGGCGACGTTCCAGCCGATCGACGGCGGGCAGCTGTTCTGCTGCACCCAGCATCGCCGCGCGTGGAACAACCGATGGGTGACGCGCGGCGCCGTCGTCGCGCCGCTCGCGGCCGTGGCGCGCCTCACCCGCAACGGCAGTCGCGGCAGCGCGGCCGGCCGCACCTATGGCGCCCGCGCCGGCAGCGATGCCGACACGCTGTTTCGCCGCTGGCGTGCGGAGGATGCAGCGGCCGGCCGCATGTCTTGGGAGGATTATTTGAAGCGCCGCTACCTGCTCGGCTACGACCCAACTTAGCCGTTCAGTCGTTCACCGCACGATGCCGTGGTCGCACCCGCGTGGCATTCAACTGTTCGACCAGAGGCTGAGCAAACGCGCGGATGACAGCGGCGAGGCTGGCTCTGTCCTGGTCTTTTTCCAATGCGAGCTTTGGCAACACATCAGCCAGCGCCTCGATCATCCCTAGCGCGTGATTGATTTGCTGATCGTCGCCAAAGGCGATTTGCAGTCGGGTCGGGGCTGGGCGGAGCGCTGCGGCACGGAGCGGAGTAACAGCGCCCATCATGCGCACTCCGCTGAGTTGGCCGGGTTCACGTCGCGATGCCAGACATACCGTGGCACGCCTTGCACCCGCGCCCTTTTGTTGGACCAGCCGAGCAACCGCAACGCGGCACTTACCTCCGACGAGTGCTTGCGGTCAGGCGGCAATCCCAAGCGGCCTATCAGTTCGAATGTCTGGAATGGCTCGGCATCGCGCGTCGCCGCCTCGACCTTCTGCACCAAGTCGCTTCCCAGCACTTCGGCTTCGGTGATCGGCGCCGGCAGGCCGATCCTGATCCAGATCCGCCGGCACTCTTCACGTCCCCAGATTTGGCGCGCCTCGCGCATGATGCCGATCGCGGCCGTGAGACGGGGCAGCTCCGCATCCTCGATCGCGGGCGAGGGCAATTCGGGCGGGTTCGGCCCGTGCATGTCGTACCGGCCGTGCCGGCGCAGCGACGGCAGCACTTCCCCTGTCACCCAACGGCGGAAACGTTGAGCCTCGACCTTTCGGCTTTTCAGGATCGCGGCAAACAGCCCGGATTCGGAGATGATGGTGAGTTGTTGCTCGCCACCTGGGGTGTCCAGATTGTGGACCCCCTTTTCGTCATCGTCCATGATCCGCAGCATGTGCGGTGTATGACTGTAGCCGAGAACCCTCGCGATATCGCTTGCCACCCACCACGGATCGTCACCGATGAGGACGACGCGGACAGGCTGTTCATCGAATTGATATGGTAGCATTGCGTTCACGGGCGCTCTCCAAAAGCGACCGGCACCAGCAGACCAATGCTGGTGGCCGGACGTGCCACGATTGGTCTTACCGCTTGGAGAACGGCGCCTCTTGCGAGGCTCGCGACACGCCCGACCATAAAAAAGCCGCGCCCTCTCGGGGCGAGGGGCGCGGGCTGCGCTCCAAGAACAGGGAGACCAATCCCTCGGCCGGGACATACCGGCCGACGCCTGTTATCGTCGCGCAGGACTCGGAGCGCAAGGGGTGATGGACAAGATCAGCGCAGCAGCGATCATGAGCGCGTCGCTATGCGCCCTGCTCGGGGCGGAACAGGCACGGCTGCGGGCGCGCGGCGCAGCGTTCGCGACGCCCAACGTGCTTATAGGTTTTGTCGCCGCGATTGGCGCCACCTGGGCGATCGGCGCGGCGCAAAGTGTTTCGGGATTCCTGATCCTTTGCCTCGTGCCGACTGGCGCCGGCTGGTTCGGGATGACGATCGGCGCGGCGGTTGGCGCAGCCGTTCGCGATCGTCGCGCGGAAGCGGCACTGGTCGCCGCCCTGCTGTTTCTGTTCCTGTTTGCGTGGGCGGCCGGCTTCCCCGCCAGCACAGACGTAATGAATTAGGGCAAGACCATCGGGGCCGATCGGCAAGCCGCTATAGCAACTGCGGCGCCGACTGGATCAGCCCCTCGCGGTCCAACAACGCGAAATCCCGGTGTGGGTCGACACGATCCCAAACGAACCAGGTGCAATCCATCGTCGGGTTGCCCCCGCCGGTGAAGTCGAGCCGCCATGTCAGGTCGTAGCGGCGGGTCGGGCCAAGGCCGGCGCGTTCGAGCGCCGCCGACTTGCCGCACGACAGGAACGTCGTCTTGAGCAGCAGCGCGAGATAGTCGACCTGCAACGCGCCCCACAGCAGCGCAACGATCGGCCGCGCCAGCGCGAACGGCGGGTTGGTGACGACGGCTGGCGCCCACGGGCGCCGCACCGCCAGCAGATCCTGTCCCTCGACCTGATGCGCCGGATCGGCAACAAGGTCGCTCGCGATCGTCGCCACGCCTGCCGCCTGAAGGACGGCCGCGATCGCGCCGCCCCGGCCGCACGGTTCCCAAATAAGGGGATAGCGCCGCAGCGCCGCGCGCTCGGCCGCGACGAACGCCCGCGTCGCATCGGGCGGGGTCTGGTAGAAGTCCAGCCGGCGACGCTTCACCTTCTGCCCGCCGCCCGTCATCTGCCGGCCCAGCCCGCGCGGAGCATCCGGCGCCAGCTGCCCCGCCAGCAGGTCGAGCATCAAGCCGGCTCGTCGTCGTGCAGACGCATCACCACCTCGATGGTGCCGAACCGGCTTGGCGTCCGCCACCGCTTCACGATCGGCACGACGTGCCCGGTGAATCGCAGCGTGAACCGCTGCGTCTCGACCATTTCGCGAACGATGTTCATCATGCGCGCGCCGACCTCATGCTCCCGCGTGAGAGCGGGCGGGCGCGCCGGCTCGATCCGCCAACGCGACACGCACCAGCCGATCATCGCGCCCCAGCACAGCATCGCGATCGGCTCGCCCATCATACCAGCCCTTCACCGATCGGACCCACCAGCGCCTCGATCGGCACCGCCAGCGCATATTCCTTGCGGCCGGTGAAGCGCGCGGCGATGCCCTGTTCGGCCTTGACCACCCGCCCCTTGTCGTCAGTCCATGTCGCCAGCTGCAACGCCTGCTGCCAGCCGCCATCATACCATTTGGAATGGGCGAACAGCTGCTTGAGCGCGGTATTCGTCTTGCCCGCGATCAGCACATAGACCTGGCTGACGAGGTTGGCGTCGCTCACGCCCGTATTCCCGCCTGGTGTCTTGGTCAGGTTCACCACCCGCAGGCCGTGGCTGCGCAGCTTGTTGCGCGCGTTGGTGTTGAACGACGTCGAATCCTTGTCGGCATATTCCATCGCCCGCGTGATCCAGCGGCCGATCGTCTCCGGGTTCTGCCCCGGTGATGCCGGCAGCAGCGAACTGGTCAGGTGCGTGATGCACCGCGTCGTCGTGTCCTCGGCTTCGATCGCGCCGCGCTGCATCAGCGGCAGGCACGATTGCACCCAGCGGACTTCGCGGCCGAAGTCGTCGTTAAGCTCGCTTTCCTCGCTCGGCGCGCAATCGTGCAGCAGCATGTCGGCGAACGCCAGCAGTGTGCCGAACGTGTCGCGCCAGCGGCCCTGAAAGCCCTGTTTGCGGATCTGGTCCTTGTAGGTCGCCAGCGTCCGGTCGAAACGCGGCCATTGCTCGATCATCCGGCGCTGCATCCGGCGCCCGGCCTCGCGCCAGTACTTCAGGTTTAGGTCCGGTTCCTTGGCGTCGGCCGGCACCTGCCGCATGGCGAGGATCGCGAAGCGGTTGCGGTCCTGCGGGTCGAGCGGCGCGTGCAGGATCGAGGAAAACAGGAAAGCCGATTGCGCGGTGAACTCCTGCGCCCGGTGGTCGGAACTGCCGCGGTGCATCTTCGCGCCCGAACTGGCCTTGCGGGCAAGGTTGATCATCGCGGTCTGGCGGTCGGCGCGATCGTCGGCCTCCGCCTCGTCGATCATCACCGGCAGCGTGTCGTCCTTCAGCAGCTGGCGCACCGCCGCCTCGCTGGCGTCCTCGGTGAAGATGCCCCAATCGTCGAGGATCGCGCGGATCACCTTTTGCAGCGTCGATTTGCCCGCTGCCGTCTCCCCGGTCAGCCAGACGTGCGCGCGCCAGCTGAGCGCCCCGCAGATCAGCGCCTGCCCGACATAGCCCAGCAGCAGCAGCGGCGCGGCATCCGGCTCGAAAAAATACCATTGGTTGAACAGCTGCTTCAGCCGCACCGCTTCTTCCGGCGTCGACGGCTCGCGCGCGGGTGCCGGCAGCGCACGCAACGCGGGATAGATTTTCCCGTCGATCCGGCCGGCGGGCCGCTCGGTCACTTCCAGCTCGGTTTTGCCGCGCACGTCGACGGCGCCGACGATCAGCACCTTGTTGCCGGCGTGCAGCACCAGCGCGTCGTCGGGCTGGCGGCGATGCGCGCCGCGCCCGAACAACAGCCCCTGCGGGTCGAAGATGCTCGCCTGCGCTGCGGCGGCGATCAGATCCGCTTGCACCAGCGCCTGGTCGAAACCCTTTATCTGCGGCTCCGTCTCGCCCATCGCCTTGTTCGGCGCGCGCCATTGCGCCCATTTCTCGACGCTGCGCAGATAGCTTTCACCGCCGAACAACAGCATCACCTCGCCCTTGCGACAGTCGGGCTTGATGCTGATGACCTGATTGGCATGATCGAGGAACCACATCACGCCGTTCTGATGCCCCAGCGCCGTCACCGGGCAACGGGGCGGCAGCACGCCGTGCGGATCCTCGCCGTCGCCGTCGTCGAACATGTCGGGCGCGGCTCGGGCACCCCGGACGGCCGCGCGGATATGTGTAATGTTGTCGCTCAACGCGCTTTGCCCCGGATGGAATCTGTGTAGCGGCTGCGCGCCTCGCGCAGCGCCGCCTGTGCTTCGTCGTGCGTGATCTGCGCCGCCCGCAGCTGATCGCTCGCACGCAGCGCACGCGCCTCGCATTCGCGCACGATCATTGCCGCCGCCCCCGCCGTGGCCTTCATCGTTCGCCCCTCCAGCTGGCCGCGCGCGTCTCCATCGACGACGGGGCCTGTGACAGGTCGATGAGCGCCGGGCGCGGCCGGTGCGGACGGGAGGGGGTTGGAGCCGGGGGAAAAGGGAGAAACCCCGGCTCCACGGCCGGCGCTGGTGGCGCCGCCCGGTTCCTGCCCTGCATCGGCCGGGCTGTCCGGGCCGGTGCAGGGCGCTTGATCGCGGCGCCATCCGTGATGCGCATGGCGACGGTCGATTCCGTCGCGCTGGGGGCCTTGCGAGCCGTACCAGACGCCGCCTCAATATTCGTTGATGATTGCGCGCGCGCGGCACGCGCCGCCAGCGCGTCGCGGTGCCGGGCACGGTCGAGCTCGCGCGCGATCCGGCGCGATACCAGCGTGCGCCGCTTCAGCAGCCGCAGAACCTGCCGCGCGGTCAGCATGTCGGTTCCTCCGGGCACAGCTTCTGCGCGCCGGCAGCGGTCAGGCGGAACTCGGCTTGCTTCTTCGGCATCGGCCGCACCGCAGCCAGCCCGGCCGCGACCAGCGGCGCCAGTTCGCGATCGTTCGCGGGCGCGACCACGCGCGTCCATTTCAGGCGGCGCAGCGCACTCATCGCCCCTCCATGCGCACGCCGCGCAGTTCGTCGTTGAAATCCTTGAAGGCCTGCGCCGGCCACGCGCAGCGAACCGCCCGGTCGGGCGCCGCCTTGCGCTGCTTGGTGATCGCGCGCAGCAGCGCGGCGGCGATCTGTTCGGCCGCCCGCTCATGGTGCGCCGCGTCCTTCTCGTCGCCGCGCCGGCGGGCGGCGAGCGCCGCCATGTCGCGCACGTCCTGGTCGCGCTGGCACAGCACGATCAGATCGCCGACCTGCGGGGGCAGCACGACGTTGCCGATATTGTCGATGCTCACCGCCGCATGGACGCGCAAATCGGGGTCGGCGCAGGCCACAGACAGCGCGTCCTCGATGCCCTCGCTGAGCGCGATCGGCGAGCCGGCCGGCGCCTCGGCCAGCGTCTTGCGCGTGGCCCCCTTCCACAGCGGCATGGAGCCGCCATAGAAATCGCCCAGCACCATCTTCGGCCGGTCCAGTCGCGCCTTCTTCCAGCCGCGCCCGTCATGTTCCAGCCAGGTGCGATGCACCGCCATGAACCCGTCGGGGCCGTGGATCGCGGTCAGCATCGCCGGCAGTTCCTTGCTCGTCTCGCCGTTCTTCAGGTCATGGCGATAGCGGATTGCGCCGGGGAATCGGCCCAGCTTTGCGAAATCGATGCCCCGCCCTTCCAGATACTGCTGGGCCGGCGTGCCGAGGCCGGGCGCGCTGGTCAGCCACAGGTTCTTGGCATTGCGGCGTCGCCGCTCGGCGTCCGCCTCATTGGCGCGCTCGCGCCGCTCCCGCTCGCGATCGAACGCGGCCTTGGCCTTGGCGTCGGTGAAGTCGATCCCGGCATCAGCCTCCAGCAGCTTCAGCACGTCGATGAACCGCATGTCCTTGCGGCGCTGAAGATATTCGATGACGTCGCCCTTGGCGCCGCAGCTGAAGCATTTGAAAATGCCCATGCCGTCGTTGACCATGAAGCTGCCAACCTTGCGATCGGCATGGAACGGGCACAGCCCGGTCATTTCACGCCCTGCCTTCACCAGCGTTACGTCGACGCCGATGATGCTCGAAATCGGCACCCGCGCGCGCACCCGCGCCGCCCGGTCATTCAGTGCCTGAAGATCCAGTGTCCCGGCCACGGCTTCAGCTGGCCCGCGGCTTGCGGGACTTGCCCTTGACCGGCTGGGGCACGATGCCCGCGACAGCCGGAGCCGATCGCCACGATTGCCGCTCGGCCGCGACGAAGGCACGGCGCACCGCCAGCATTCGCGCCCCCGCGCGTGTGGCGAAGAACGCGACCGACAGCGGATTGATGACCAAGCGCGCCCCCCCACCACAACGGCCTAGCCGACGCGCACCGCTCACGGTGTCAGCCACGGCGGTTCTCCTTGAGGGCGGCGTCAACGAGCGCACGCGCTGCTTGCTGATAGGTTGTCACGGGGTCGGTGGGCTTGATACCGAACAGCGCCTTGATCGCGCGCAGCATGAACCCGCCTGCATCCTCGCGAACGTCCTGGCCCTTGCGTAGCTCGTCTTGGAAAGCGTGGATTTCAGGCCAACCCATTCGATCAATCGCCTCCTCCAGCGCCGCCCGCAGGTCGTCGTTCGGGGCTGGTGGGGTGGCAAATTGCCCGTAAGGCCGCGCCCGCATGTCAGCCTGCGGATTAGCGGCGCGCCACGCTGTACCAGTGCCGTGGACGGGGCATCCGTCGTCCTGCCCGAAAGCGACCTCGCAAGAACAATCGGCCGGCACCTCTCCCGCATCAGTCACAGGGGCCTTGGGGGTGGCGGCGAGAGAGGCTTGGCGCTCTGGTAGAGGGCGGTTCATCCAATCGAATGCTGCCTGACATGCGGCAGTGATCTCCTGCTGGGACACCTTTTCCAGATGCTCCCAGCGAATGCCGAAGTGATGCCACGCCATCAGCCGTGCCAACTTGTCGACACCGCGCAGGCCCGTCAGGTCCACGCCATCCGCTTCTGCTGGCTGTGCTGCTTGGGAGGTGAGGCGATGCTTGGCCACCTCCTGGGTGACGAAGTGTCCGTCATACGGGAGGGTCACGCCGAAGCCGCGCACCCAGGACATGATGCGCTGCGCCAGCTCTCGATCTTCCTGCGTCACGGCGACGACGGTTTGCGCGCTCATGCCGGCTGCTCCTGCTGCGCGGGCGTCGGCGACTGGTCGCTCTCCGCGCTGTCAGCTGGCTGGGTCCAGTCCTCCACCTCCGCGATGCCGAGATCCTTCAGCTTCATCGCCAGCTTCAGGCCCGGTGTCCGGTCCCCGGCTTCCAGCTTCTGGACATAGGTGGTGTGGCAACCGACCGCCTCGGCGATGCGCTTGATCGGCACCTTCTGTCCCGGATTGAGATTATCCCGCCACAGGCCACGCGCCCGTTTGCGGAAAGTGTGCAATTTCAGCGCCCCGCGATTTTTCATGCTCCATAATAGACACAGTGTCTCTTTTGGGGCAAGTGTCGCCGCCAAGATAATAGACAAAAGGGAGGCTCGATTGTGGGCGCACGAATACACTACCTGTTTTCTCCCATGGCAGCTCCGCTTGAAACGCTCCCGAACCGCATCCGCCAGCACCGCAAGGCCGCGGGGCTGACGCTCGAAGAGCTGGGTGAGAAGGTGGGGCTGAGCAAATCCATGGTCGGCCTGCTCGAACGCGGCCTTCGCCGCGTCAGCGACGTCTACATGCGGCGCATCGCCGCAACGCTGGGCGTGTCTCCCGCCGACCTGCTCCATCCTGACGACAATCCCTACGCCCTCACCGAGGACGAGAAGCGCCACCTGGACAATTACCGCCAGCTGGACGCCGTGGGACGACGGACGGTTGCCAACGTGGCCGAGAACCTGCGCGAATGGACGTCCACCCACCCCGAGGGTGACGACGCGGCCGACGCAGGCGAACCGCGCAAGATCGCCTGACTTCACGCTTCTGAACACAAGCCGCGCGCGTGCCCGAATCGGGGTGCGCGCGCGTTTTTGCGTGCCCGCTCAACAATCGGTGCAACATACGTCAACCGGACGGGTTGACACCCCGTAACTTTTTCTGGCGGCTTGTCTTGCGTGTAAGAGACATATTGTCTATTTCGTGTCTTCCACCACACCAACAGGAGGAGACACATGGCTACCGTCATACCGCTTCCGCCCCGCCCTGGCGCCGCTTTTTCCGCAATTTACGCTGGGGCGATCCTGCCCCGTATCGACGCGACCGGCGGTCGCGGAGGCGAATATGCCCTTGCGGACGTCGCCCGCCGTCTCGGAATGCTACATTTCGGCGCGCGCACGATCGTCGACAAGCTGCGCGTCCTTGCCGACCGCGACGGGATGCCGCTGCCGCGCACCCCGCGCATCGCATCGGGCAAGCCGGTCCACGGCCCGCTGGTCATCTACTCGAAAAGCCGCTGGGACGCGGGCGAGTTCGATGCCTGGATCGACGGGCGTGGGCCAACGGGGGGCGGCGCGCCAGTCGCCCGCCCACTCGCCGCCCCCGTGCGCAATGAAATGGCCGGCCGCGCCGCGCAAATCGCCCAGGCGTTCTGATGGCGCCCGGTCCGGTCCCGCTGCTCGTCGTGCTCGGCTGCATTGCCGCGATCGTCGTGCTGGCGGCGATCGGCTACCTCTCGGGCAAGACCTACGAGGCGGAGGCGCTTCGCCGCCGCTTTCCGGCGACACCGCCCGCCCCGCCGCGCTGCGCAAGCCGCGCCCGGCACCCCTAAGCGCCCCGTGGCGCACCGCCCCTGCTCCGATCCCGAACCAACGGGGGAGCCGGCGCCCTATCCCTATGACGAGGATCCCAATGGCAACGACTAACCCGCCGTGTGCACTGCGCACCACCCGGGCGAGCCTGCCGGCGCTGACCGGCCGTGCGCTCGCTGATGTTCTGGCGGAGCGCGTCCGCCAGATCGACGAGGAAGGCTTCACGCTCGAGCATGATCGCGGCCACCACCCCGGTTCGCTGGCGCTCGCGAGCGGCAGCTACATCAACACCGCGATCGATCAGCTGTTCGGCACCCACCACCTGCCGACCGAGAAGCCCGATACGTGGCCGTGGCAGCGCGAGGCATGGCGCCCCGGCACCGCGCGCGAAAACCTGATCAAGGGCCTCGCGATCGGCCTCGCCGTCCTCGATCGGATCGATGGACAAGCCGGCGACACGGGCGAGCACACCTGATGGCCGAGGAACGTGGCGAAGGCATGGGCGGCGGTCAGGTCGCGGCCGACGAATTGCGCCTCCTGATCGAGCGCGCGGAGCGGCTTGAGGAAGAAAAGAAGGGGATCAACGAGGACATAAGGGACGTGTTCGCCGAGGCGAAAAGCCGCGGCTACGACCCCAAGGCGATCAAGAAGATCATGCTGGTTCGGCGCAAGAAGCCCGAGGAATACCAGGAAGAGGAAATGATCCTCGAAACCTACATGCAAGCGCTGGGGATGCTCTGACATGCCCGTGCGGGACGATCGGCGCCGACGCCTCGATCAGTTCCGCACCGCGCTGGACGAGAATTGCACCGTCGAGGAAGCCGGCCGGCTGCTCGACGCCCGCGCCGAGGCCGCCCGCCTCCGCGCCGCCCAAGCGAAATACCACATCGCCCTGCGCCGCCTGCGCGCGAAGGGCTGGGGCCGATCGGCCCCGCCGGGGGAACCCGAGTTGTTCGATTGACGAACCCACGACGGCGCGCGCACCTTCGCGCGGCTGTCATCGGCGAAAGGAGGCCGACCCATGACGACACCCAAAGACAAGCAACGCTTTGCCGCCTTCAATCAGTGGATGGAGCGCGTCGGCGGGCTTGATGCCGCAACCCGCATCACCGGAATTGCGCGGCGGCGCCTGGGCGAATTCGGCGCCGGCCGTCGACCGCCACCCGCCAGCCTGCTGGAGGAACTGGCCGAACAGGTGGACGACGCGGCGCTGGCGCAGCGCCTGCGCGACGCGGCCGAGCCGGCGGAGGCGCCCCATGCCTAAGCAGCGCCAGATCCCGTTCCTGTTCGCGCAGAAACTGGCGAGCGGCCAGCGCGTCTGGCACTGGAAACCCAGTCCCCGGCTTCGGGCCGCAGGCTTCACCAACCAGAAGCTGGGCCATGACGAGCGCGCGGCCGTCGCCGCCGCGATCGACCTGAACGCCCAGGTTGCGGCATGGTCTGCGGGCAACGCACCGGCCGAGGCCGAGGCCCCCCGCCAGCGCCTGCCCCGCGTGGTGCGCGTGTCCGAGCTGATGACGCGCTATCGCCAGAGCGCCGATTTCACCGACCTGCGCGACAAGACCAAGCACGAATATCAGGTGCGGATGCGCCAGATCGAGCATTGGGCCCTCGATGGCGCGCTGCCGGTGCGCGATATCACGTCCGAACTGGTGATGGACCTGCGCCGCGTGCTGCTGGAAGGGAGCCGCTTTCGCGCCGCCTCGATCCTGCGCGTGCTGCGCCTGATCCTCGCCTTTGCCGAGCGCGAAAGCATCATCCCCAAGGGATCGAACCCTGCGGCCGGCATCCGCATCCCGGAGCCGCCCGCCCGCAAGACCCGCATGGGCGCTGCGGTGCGCGACGCGATCGTCGAGTCCGCGACCGAACTGAAGCTGCCCGACGTCGTGCTGGCGATCGAACTCGGCTTCACCATGCTTCAGCGCCGCGGAGACGTCCTGGCGCTTACGCGTATGGCGTGGCGCGAGATCAAGGACGTCGACGTTGACCCGCGCCACGTCGCGGTACTGGCGAACGCGCGCGGCCGGGTGATGGGCTTTCGCCTTCAGCAACAGAAAACCGCCGCTTGGGTCGACGCGCCGCTCCCGCCCGCGCTGCACGATCTTATCGAGGAACGTTGGCGCGACAATCCGAGCGGCCTGCTGTTCCGGCACCCGACTGATCCGAGCCGCCCGATGCCGGGTTTCCTGTTCCAGCGGCGTTTCCAGCTGTGCCGCGACGTCGCGGCTGGCGTCGCGCTGATGCGCGGCCACCCGGAACTGGCGGAGGCAATCGACGAGGTTCAGTTTCGCGACCTGCGCCGCACCGGGATGATTTTCTATAAGGATGCCGGCGCCACGACGCAGGCGATCACCGCGCTGTCGGGCCATGCGGTGCTGGGCAAGAAGTCGATCCTGGACACCTACATGCCCGGCGACACGGCCGGCGCGATGGCCTGCGTTGCGGCCGGCGTCCGGTTCCTCGCGCAGCAGGAAAAGCAGGAGGCCAGCGAGGCGGTCTGA